CAATCCAGTATTTTCAGCATCTTGCCATTGCGTGGTGGGGTCATAAGTGTTCCATTGTAGTGCAGCCGGTACTTGTTGCCATTGTGCAAAAAGAACTTCGCGCAAAATCTTTTCAATTTGATTACCATCAAAATCATGTGGCAAAACGCCATTAGTCAATGCCTTTGGCAACCTAGCCAATGCACCTAAAGCAATAATTCTGATCCGTTGTGCGTAATCGACCGAGCCAACCTCGGCAACCGAAATGCTGACATCAACAACCGAGCCGCCAAAGATTGGCACATAAGTCGCTGTCGAATCTTGAAGCTCAATAGTCAAAGAATCGTTAATGCCAATCAACACATTGGATTGATCAAGGTTAATTAGCTCAAGATTTGTGTATCCAGCCTGTGCTTGCTCATAAATGTTTATTCGGCCGCTGGTAATTGTTAGATTGGCCAAAATAGCTGTTGTGTATTGCACGCCGCCAATTGTGACTCGCCAAATCGGATTAAAAATTGTCATGCTATTTGCAGGTTAGTTGCGCCACCTGTGCCGCGATAAAAACTGTTGTTTTGAGCATTATTCATTGCTCGCGTAAAACCTTCCTCATCAATAATTGAAGGCGCATTGACATTGATTGTTATTGTTGGCTGGCCTGAAGCTGCCATAATTCCTGCAAGCGTGTTTGTATTGACCCCAGATGTGCCAAAAGCAAATGGTTGATTAGACGCGGCCATAATTCCAGCCAATGTTGTTGTGCCGCTAGTAAAATTATCAAAAGCTCCGGCAATGTCTGTCACAATGTCTCCGGCTTTTTTTGTCACAATTGCGGCATTTGTTATAATAGTCGCGGCACTTGTTGCGGTTGTTGTGCCCGTTGTGGTGCTTGTTGTTGTTCCTGTTGTTGTTCCTGAATTTGTGGTCGCATTGCTTCCACTCAAAACTGTGCCTGTGCTCAGTTGCAAATTGCCCAAAGCACCTGTTGAAGTAGAACCTGTGCTGTCACCAATTTTTTTAACCGGCGGGATGTCTGGTCCTGTTTTGATAAAATTAAGTCCACGAATGACTAAGTTAATTCCGTCAATGGCCGTATTGATCAAAGGTTTAATTGCAGCTAAAACCTTTGCAAAAACAGTAATCAAGACTTCAGCTATGTCACCAATGACACTTAATGCACCGCCAATAGCCTTCCCAATTAAAGGCGCAATAAATTTGACAACATCCCAAAATGCCGAAAATTCATCCTTGCTATCCATAACGGCTTTTTTGACATTATCAAATACCTTTTTGACACCTTCAATGATTGGCGTAAATGTTGCTTTCAATGTAGTTCCAACATCGGTGACAATCTTGCCAAATCCATCGCCTTCGGTAAGACTAAACGCGGCTGAAAATGCTTGAATTGCAGGTAATGCGTTTTTATTTATGAATCCCAATAGTTTGTCAAGAATGGGCAAAAGTGCTGTGCCAATTGTTTCTTGAGCTTCATTGAATGCCACTTGAACTCTTGCGATTTGGCCGGCATAAGTGTTGGCATTTGCAGCTGCGGCTCCACCAAATAAATCAGTCAATCGGCCTTGCACTTGCTCAAATGACATTGTTTTTAATTCGGCAGCTGAAAGGCCAACGCCTAATTTGCCAAGCGCGGCGGTATTGCCGTCATAGGCTTTTCCAAGACTATTGGCAACCGCTTCCAAAGGCTTGCCTGTTGCTGCGCTGATGTCCAATGCCGTTGAAAGCAAATCTTGAGCTTTGGTAATGTCTCCGGTTGATCTGACCAATCGACCCAAAGCTGGGCGCAAATTATCATCAGCAACACCGCTGGCCAATGACATTTTGAGAATTGAATCCTCAGTTGCTTTGATCTGTGCATTAGTTGCACCGGTAGCATTTTCTAATGCCAATGCCAATTGTGTTTGTGCCTTTTCATCCTCAATGGCAGATTTGACACCATCAACGGCCAATTTGCCAGCATAGGCTGCGGCAGCTGCTCCAGCTACGGCAAAAGCGGCACCGGCTTTTTTGGCAAATCCACCAAGCTTTCCAGCAAATCCATCGACATCATCTGAACCGGCGTTAAGACTTTTCTTGAGCTGATCTACATCGCCAAGAATTGAAAGCTTGAGTGTTCTTGATTGACCGGCCATCACCACTCCTTCAAAATCTTAGTAAAGGCCGATTCCCATTGGGCAATTATGTGAGGCTGTTCGGCTCTGAGTGTTGGATAGATGAAATAGCCTCGCGATCCGCGACCTTCACGGCCTGACCAGACCGGGAATTGTTTAAATTTATTTGATCCGAATTCATAGCCGCCCCAAAGCTGTTGAGTTGTACCTCCACCGCTAAATTTTTGAGATACAAAGCCAAAGCTAATCTCGCCAATCTTTGATGACTTACTTACGCGCGATCCTTGTGCAATGCGTATTGCCGCCTTATTTGGGCGGCCTTGAGCTACGGATGTGATCTTTGATTGCAAATAAGTAGCCAATCCATTTGAAACGCCTTTTGCTTCGGCAACAGCTTGTTCATCCATAGCTTTAAAAGCTCCAAGAATCCCACGCAATTGAGCCTTGTCATAGCTTATTGACTCAGTTGCCATTTCTGATCCTCACTATCTCCAAAGCGGTTAAAACATCCTCAGCTGTTTGAAACTCTGATCTTGACAATCCTGTGGCGATTGCCAATTCCCAAATGATCCGGCTTACTGATCCGGACTCGTAACTTTTGGGTTTTCGCTGTCTCCCATATTTATGTCAGTTACAGTTTCGCACCACACATCAAATGGCTTGACAGGTTTTCCGGCTGCCTCGCGCTTGCTTGCGTGATACGCCAAAAACATCAGATCAGCAATGCCCAATTTCTCAGATACTTGCTGAATGGTGTTTCCAGTCTTTTGTTCCCATTTCATCCACTCCGGTGGGAGCGCGGTATAGGTTGCACTCTCCCCGGATGTGAATTCAATTGTGATTGGTAGTTTCATTTGCTCCCGATCTCCTTTATTAGCTGATTGTTAAAACAGGTGTTGTCACACAGGTGAAAGCGAGTGAGACAGTTTGTGCATCTGGAGCTGTACCGCCGGCAGATGGCAAAATCGGCTGCACATCAAAAGCAAATGATGCGCCGGTGTCTGCCACAAATACCACAGGCAATCCTGTATTTGGTGCGCTTGTTGCAGCTGTCCAAAGTGCCTCACACAATGATGATGCTGCGCCCCAATCTGCGAGCATTTCAACAGCAAATGAGCCTTGAGTGTCTGTTGTAAAATACGCCTTGCCATCGAGTGTTTGATAAGTGTTGATTGTTGAATCAACAGTCAATGTTGCTGATGTGGCTTGAGCATCAAAATTATCACCATCAATGGTGAAAGTGATGTCTCTGCCGGTGATGATTGTTGTTGGCATGATTTCTCCTTAGTCGGTGTAATAGGTGCTTACTTGTAAATCGGCCGTAAGATACTTACCGGCACCGACTTCCAATGGTTGAGGTTGATTCACATTGCCGACAACATAACCGCTGGGCATTGTGCCGATGATACTGATCATCAATTGTTCTAAATTGTCTAAAGCTGCGGCATTGTTTGAATAACCAACAACGCCTGTCACAGTTAAATTAATTTTGACTTTTGTGGTTGCGCCATTTATCAAAACGCTTTCAAGATACGGCGCATCTGGTACTAAACAAATGCTCGGACTTGTCATTGTCTCTGGAATTCCGTTGTAAACATTAGCCGCTATGGTTGAGAGTGCGGTTTGCAATGGTGTGCGGATGTCGGCTTCAATAGTCATTGGCACATTGTTTCGACATCAAGGAATGGGCCTAAAAGGCCAATCACTCTGTTGCTCAAGCTGCGGCCAAGCACAAATGGTGACGGCTGAAAATTGTCGGACATGATTTGGTTGCCGGGAGCTGTGATGCTCTGGAAAATTTCAACAGCAACAACCAAAATTGCATTTTCGATTGGTGGTGTGGATGCGTACAGCTGCGCTGCCGATGATCCGCTCAATGTTGCTTTGGCGTTTGGAATAAATGGCAATGGATAATCACGATCAGCGGCCGCCGTTGCAGCTGTGAAAGTGTAAGGCTCAATCCGATCATCGGTGACTGTATAAGTCGCGCTGTATGCTCCGGCCCCGGTAACAATTACAGATTGACCCGGCACAAAATAATTTGGCTGCATTGTGGTGAAATAAATGACGGAATCACTCACATTGGCAAAAGTCACCGATGATTGGTATTGAGTAAGTAATGGCAAAATCGTTTGTTCAGCTGAATCAATAAATGAGTCAAGCTGTGCATCCGAATACAAGGAAACCGAAACGCCAAGAATTTGCCTTAGCTGTGAGGCTGTGACTATTGCTGGCATTTCGGTTCCTTTCGTATAAGTAGCGTTCGGGAGCGACCGCTACCGATGATCAGTTGTTAGTTCTGGTTCCAGCAAGCACCAAATGGAATCTTTGGAGCAATTGCTGCATAACCGTAATACAGAATGTCAATGGTTCCATCGCTTTGAATTGCTGTTCGCAATGTAAAGCGTGGGGATTCGTACCATGTCCATGCATCAGGATTCACAACAACCATTGAGAAATCTCCGGTTGATGTTGTTGGCCCAGCGTTACCAATTGAGCGTGAAACATAAAGGTTAAGACCCGGTGAAACTACACCGCGCAATGAATCGCCTCTCACATTTCCGGCCGCATTTGATGGTTGTGCGGCATTGTATAGCGGCGCGCCATTGTCGTTGTAGCCCATGATGTTTGTCCATTGTCCGGGTGAAACAACGATGTTGCGAGCGAATCCCAGTGATGATCCATAAACAGCACCGGCAGCTTGAGATGTGTAACCCAAGAATCCTGTTGCTGTGTTTGCATTAACACCTGTCTGTTGTCCAGCTGCCGCAATAGTTCCAACGGCAAATTGATCAGTTACTTTTGCGTAAGCAAATTCAAGATTAGCAAGGAGCGCGGTGAGGTACTCAGGCCGTGATCTATCAATAAGCTCGACAGTTGAAATAGCTCTTCCTTTAAATGACTGCACAGGTACGCTCAAAAATGTTGCTGTTAAGTTCGATTCTGTTACAGCTGCATTTTCTGGGACATTTGCCACAGTTGGCACACCGGTGACACGAGGAATTTCAAAAGTCATGCCTTCGCCAACCAATGTTTCACGGCTTAGCGCATCAATCATTCCGCGATCAGCGTTTGCCAATGCATTGACGATCTGTGTGCTTTGTGGTGTTGGGATCATGCCCGGTGCTGTTGATGTGGTGTTATCGGCAGCCTTTACATACTGACGAGAATCCTCGTCATGCAAAATTGTTGCCTTGAGGTAATGCTCAAGATATGAGACCTTATTAACGATTGGTGATCGTGGTGATGTGTAGTAAGCAGGTCGTGATGCCTGTACAGGTTCGACTGTTGGAGCTTCTACCGGTTCAACGGCAGGAGCGGCTTGTTCGGTAGTGTTTTCCACTTTGTCTCCTTCATTTGGGTTTGTTGTATCTGATTCTTCTTGAGTTTCAGAATTTTCTGATGCTGCGACTTCCGAAACGCGTGCAGATCGCACAGCAGGTTCGGTGACGAGTGCAACGCCTACTAGCTGGCCATTCTTGACTTTCATTGTTCCGTCTTTTTGCATTTCATAATCATCAACGGCCAATTCAATTGAGAATCCATCGCGTAAGCCTTCCATTGCTTCAATCAATGCATCGTTGCCGGCTGTTGTGTTGGCGATCTTAAATGTTGCTGTCATTTCTTTGTCATTAACACTCATCGCAATGCTCTTTCCAATTCGGCGTGTTATGTCATGTTCAAGGTTTAAAAAAACATCACCTGGCTGAATTGATCCGCGAGCAAAAACAACCTTGCCTGTTGATGCATTTGCTTGCTCATTGAACGCAACAATGCGGCCGGTGATTGTCCGTGAATCGGAATCAGCTGCCGTGATTTGCATTGGGGTTGTTAGCTTCATGAGATCATTTCCTCCATTTGTCTAATTTCCTCGGTGGTAATTGCACCGATTTCAAATAAAATCTTGTAAATCTCGGCACGCTCTTTTTCTGATCCGCGTAAGTACGCTTTGAGATCAAATTCAACGCGCTGTGTTGATGGGGTAAAATCTGGCATTGATAGACGGCTGGTAATGCTGTTCATTAGCGGCAAAAGTGAAAAATCCAACAAAGTTTGACGCGCCGTGCTGGCGTTTGCATAGGTCATGGATGATCCAGTCGGCGCATCAATAAAGTAAGACGGAATTCCCACGGCTCTGGCCAGTTCGGTGGCAATTATTTCGCGTGCAGCATTGAGGCCAATTTGCTCCGGTGTGAATCCAACTGTTGTCAATTCAACATCGGCATTAAGAAATGCTGTTCCGCGATTTCTACGAGCTGCGCCCCATGCGTCCAAAAGTTTTGCAATGCGATCAGCTGGCAATGCTGTGCCATTTGATTTTAAAACCATTGATGGCACCGGTTCGCGTGCATACATCGCGGCAGCTCTTTCAAGCTCTGCACCGGCGCGAATTGTGCGACCTGCGCGGTTTAACAATCCTTCATCATTGCCGTAGAAAACAATTAAGCTCCCCGGCCCGGAATCTGGCACACGCGATCCATCTACTGTGTAATACTCAATCTCAGTGCCAATTGAGTTTAAAAATACGCCAACGCGATTGGGAGCAACTCGCCACATTTGGCGGACGCGTCCGGTGTCGGCAAATTGATCCATGAGCTGAAAATAAGCAAATCCTGTAAATAGTAAATCCTCGGCCGCCCAACACCATGATGCAGCACCCGGCACTCGCTTATCTGGATCATTTATAACAACCGGTGAATCAACAACCTGACCTGTGGCCTTTTCGCGTGTGACCATTGGAATTGTCGCAATTGAATTACAGATCATGTTTCGTGCGCGAGCAATAGCCGGCACCGACATTGCTTCCTCGCGGCTTGCAAGATAATCCGCGCTGCCAAATGGAAAAAATGCATCCAGCGTAGGAGCTGGCCCAATTTGTGCAGCTACATCGGCACCTTGAATAGGCGCAACAGTTTCAATGGTGCGCTTTCGGTCAAATAATCCCATGCACCCATTTTCTCAAAATGTCAAGGATCAACCCACTAAAATGTCAATTTCCGTTTCCGGGCGTGTCGCGAAGTGTGTGACCAATGCAGATGCTACGGCGGCACACACAGCTGATTGGCTGGCACGCCGTCCAATGACCCAACCGCCGTCCCCACGGCGCAATTGCACAGCGGAAAGCATTTGCTCTGTAAGTGCAGCTTGATTTCTGTGTTTCAACCGGCCGGAATTGATTGCACCCAATAACTCATCACATGCTTGAGGATAATCGCTGTCCATGTCATGGATCGGGATGCCGGCAGGTTGCATACGGGCAGCAACAGCTCCCGATGTTCTACGGCTGTACAACAGATACTCAATTGGGTATTTGCGGCAATAACTAGCTGCATCATTCGCAATTGCCCGATCATCTAGCTGAATTGAATTTTCCCATGTGTGCAAAAGCTTCACAATAAAATTTTCCGATCCGAGCTTTTGGGCTGCAATTAGCGCACAATGTTTTCTGTCCGGTGAAATGTCGATCGCCATCCATGTGAGCTTGTCCTCATCAAGATCAATTGTCTCATCACCACAGGCTTGCCATTCTTTTGCACCTACAACGCTGGAAATTGTCTGCACCCAACGATTTAACACCTCGGTCATTACAACATCGGGTGGATCATTGAAAACGGCCCGGATATTATCTGGATGAATTGTTATGTTGAGGCCGGGATTGGCAAAAGCTGCATTTTCCAATGTAATTTCATCAGTCGGTGCCGACCATTCAAAATAGCCCACATCATCGGATGCACCACTAGCTGCGGCCATTCCTCTTTCACGCAATAAATTTAAAACAATTGAATGACTATCTCCGGCCGAGCTAAAGCAATTAACCTGTGGATTTTTGGCAGCCATCAAGGTGTATCGCATAGCGGCAAATGTCTCCATGTCGTGCAGCTCTCTAATTTCATCCATGTGGATGGTTTCCGGCTTTGACAATCCGCGAGCTGCCGATCCACCTGCCTTGATGATGAATCTATTTCCGGCCATGGTTTCAATTTCCTCGGCCCCATGTTGCCAGCGGATGCGCTTAACCTGATTGGCCAAATCTGCATTTTCCTCAATGATCTGCACAATAGATCGAAATTGCTCCAGCGATGTGACCAATCGGTGAGCTGTGGAAACCTGCAACGACTCATCCCAATGAAACAGGCCCATGAGGATGCGTGCCATCATGTAGGTGCTTTTCCCATTTTGACGGGCGACGGTGGCAACCGTTATGGGATGGTGATACCTGCCATCCGGCTTTACCTTGAGGCTATGCTCGGCCAGCCATTTTTGCCACGGCATAAAGCCGCCCGGAATGATCTGATCGGCAAAATCGATGAGTTCAAAGCCGCGTGAAGGCAAATCATTGAGCGGTGAGTGGATTCGTGGAGCTGTTACCGGCAAAAAAACCGATGTGAGCCGATCTGAGACGATTTCAGCCGATGGTGTAACAATGATGACCTGTTCATCCTTAATCATGACTTATCGACTCGTTTTGGGGTATAAACAGTTCAT